CAATCTTACCCATGGCTTACCTCAAAGTACCTTGGTATACATTTCAATCAGGCAAAATAACGGCAACACTACAAACTATAATAGCCTTCAACGCATTAAATACAGGTATACAGGTTTCATTTTAGGCCAGCTTCCCGCCACGCATCAGGCTGTTTACGCTTGATTGCTTCCAAGTCTAAAGCCTCCCCGAATTTATCCGATGTGGCGCGCCTAAACTGATCCGCAGTTAAGCCGCCTTTTCGGAATAGCTCGGTTCTAGTCTTGCCTAACACCTCTTCCTGGAACCACTTTGGCTGCTTGGCTAGCCATTCATAGTAATTGTTAGCTGTAGTTTGCTGGCCCCCTTTGGCCCCTTTGCTAGCCCTAGTTCCTGAACTGCCAAATATATCGAACTTATTTTTTAATTGGGGGATGGCTGAGCTTCGACAATTAATATGAGAAGGCGGCAAAGGCCCCTCGCCTATGTCGTACACCTTTCCATCCTGAAATCTACAAAAATTGCTTGTCCGGTTGTCCAGTGTCGCACTGTATAGCCATCCATTTAAAATATCTTGATTAGCTTTAAATGTGCTCTGTCTAGCCATGTTTGAAACATGGTTGACACTTGTACGCGCAATCGCCTCAGCATTTCTTCTAGTGGTAATCAAAGCCCCGTCTTTAAAGTTATTTGTTTTAGTGCCTCGAATAGCCGTGATTATGTTTTGAGTGGTTGTACCCGAAAAAAACCCGTTCCGAATAATGCCGTTAACCCTCTGCACTTCGTTGGGTGTAAACGACTTAATAAGGGGCTGCATGAGTTTAGACTCGCCCTTATCATTAATTTGTATGGGCCTGGCATTGATAGCTGCCCACGTCTGTTCTAGGGTGGGTTTAATCACTTCTACGTTAGCGGCCTTGTCTAGTGTCTTTGTGGTAAAGTTAGATTCATTGCCTGCAATCTCTTCTAAATCACTGATTAAGCTCTGACCCCATTCTGAGTACGTCTCGCCTAGTTCTTTACGAAGCTTAGACAAAATATCGTTAAGCTCTTTTTGGGTGTTAATGGTAGGGCCGGCAGCGCTTAATGTATCCCTAATGATTTTGTCAGCCTTGACTATGAAGGGATCAAATTTATTAGCCTCATGTGTTGCAAGACCTTGAAGCCAGATTGTATGCCTAGTCAAGGCATCGTTAATAAACTCATTCGCCATTTAGATTCAATCCTGAATCATCCATATCTATAAGGTCGTCTATTTCTTCGTCATTGCGCTCTAATGTGCCAATTTTACGCATATAATCCCGCGCATCCTCTTTGGAAATTAGCCCTGATTGCCATTGCAATACTACTTGTGCCGCCATTTGTGGTTCAGCCGTAAACACCATTAAGTCAGCCGGGTTTTCAATACTGGTATCACCTGAACCTTCAAATAACGCCATCCAATCTAATACGACTTGGTAGGCATCTGTCACGTTGCCTATAACAGATTGTAAAAAGCTTGTTTCTGACTGGTTATTGATTGCCGCCTCAGTAGCCGAATTAAACGAACCACCCCCTGTAATCATCTTAGCGCCTAAAGCTATCATTTGATCTTGTTTATGACTCATTGCCTCAAATGCTTGGGAGTTAGGTTGTGTTTGCTCAATACCAAACTGGCCCCCTTGCGGTACGGGGATCATTGCACCAGAGCCTAAGCTTAACCCTGCATTTTCTCTTTGCCATTGCTGATCCACCCCACTGATCCACGGTATAGGCTGGCCACAAAGCCATGAGCTATTCTCGTAGTCAGCTGAATTAATATAATGACCAACATTTAAGCTTGCTATATCGTAAACGGTGGTTTCATCCGGGTCAGCATCGTTATTTATGGCGCCTACAAACTGAAAAGGAATGAAGTCTAAGCGGTTGCCTAAATTATCTGTTGGCTGATAAGGACCTTCGATTAATTCGCCGTTATCAGCTAAAACCTCTTGTTGATATAAGCCATCGACCAATCTAAGTACCCGGTATTGAGTCACCTCATCTAACTCGTATGAATCACCATCTTTAGGTAATAGCTGCACTTCTGCCAGCACTACTAAACTTAACTTAGTTGCTGCGCCGAATCGGGTACTTCCCCAGTTAATAATTTGATCCGCCTTATACAAAGTGCAATAAGAGCGGGCCACGCCTTGATTGATCTGCTCTTGTGTAACTTGGCCGTTAGTTTGAGGATAATCAACTAACAGGCCACACCTGGCGTGCTTAATGGTCAGCTCGGTTGTCCGCTTATATTGCTGGCTTAAACTCATGCCTTCGCCGTTAATGTCGGTATTAACAAACTCTAGGCGCTGATCTACTGAAATAGTTAAAGCGTCTTTAGTAGCCATGCCAACTAAGCCCCCAACGGTACGAGAAACATAATTATAAAACTTAGCGCGCTTTAAGTAGTTTTTATAACGGTTTTTCTGTTCATTGGTAAGGTATTGATAATTCAAATAATATTCATTGTACGCATAATCCGAGTCGAACGTGTCGGGCAATCGGGGCTGCGTACCATAAAAAGGTAGGTATTTTTCGCCTTTTGATTTTATGCAAATCTCGCCTTTTTGTGTGTCATCGACAACCTGCCATCGTGGCAAATTATCATTGTATTCCGGTCTTTTGTAATCAATACCCATTAGTATGCCATCCCTATATTTAGACTTGATGCAGGCTTATTGATTGGGAATTTCCTACTTATAAAGTAGCCCATACTATCATTCCAATCATCTATAGCAGGGTGCTCGTTAAACTTCTCAGGATCACCCTTATTGTTATATCCTTGGGATTCTACAGCAAAAGCCAAGTCAGGACACTTTTCGCAGTTTATAGCTATTTTGCTATGTGAAAATAATGCGTTGACGCTGTTTATACGATCCCTAATAAACGGGTTTTTATTTGGCACATCAACTGAATATCTAGCTTTCTTTATGATTTGAATATCTGTAGCCGTGGCATTAGTCGAAGTGCTTTGCCCCGAACTATCAGGATACACAATTATTCTGCTTTGGTGGTCCTTATACCTGAATGCCAAGTTATTAATAAAATCATAGGTATCATGACTAACAAACTCGTCTACAGCTATTGGTTTATTACCATCTATTACCCATACAGTTGCACAACACCCGCCCACATTAAAATCCAGCCCTATATGTAAACGGTCAGACTTCATTATGATTCTATCACTATGATGGTTCTGCCTGTCGTAAAAATGATAAACCTTGCTTTCCGATAAAGATACAAAAGAACCTTCAATGTAAAGATCGGCCAAAACAGGGTCATAGTTGGCGCGTATCTGCTCTATATAGCCCTCAGGTAAATATGGGTTTGAATATGTAGGTGCTTTGATTAGCTCGTAGCCTTCCTGTTTCATTTTCACCCACTTCTCATACATAAAGCCGTGTATACCTTGGTCGGGCGTGGTTACTGCCGCCACCGTATTGGGCCTAATGGTCTCCTGTCTTGTTCTCTCGTTAACCTTTCGCCATACCTTAGCGGCCTTATCTTTTGGTAATGTATCTAATTCATCGCAAATGGAATGGGCGCACTCAAAAGCAACAATCCGTTCCGGTCGATCATAAGAGCGATACAGTATATTCCCAAGCTTGCCAACACTGGTGCTAAATTCTGCTTTATTGGTTTTAAAGTCTATCCCCAACCTAGTTAACACCTCTTCGACCCCGCTCATACCCCTAAGCTTGCATAAATCATAGGTTGGAAATGTCAGTAGGGTATTGATAGGGTATTGAGCCATAGAATAGTGCTCAAGCATAAGCAGGATCAATCGCATAATGCCTGCTTCTGATTTACCGCTACCCAAACCACCACACAAGGCCGGGTGGCTGGAATCACTGAATGCGAACTGCTCCTGGGGGTCAGTCAGTGGTATTTTCATTTGGCTTAGTAGCTCTTACTATCTCAATGGATAAAGGCTTGTCGGTTGATTGCTCATGTTCAACCTTATCACGCCATCTCTCAGGGTTGCGGTTTTTTAGCCAGAATATACAGGCAGTTGGATCAGGGGGTAGTTCTTTTACCGTCTCCACTGCTGCCGGTGCCTGATCGTCATCACCACCACCACTAATGCGCGTTTCTCTTACCTTACACCCTAGCGCACGATTTAATAAGGCGCTTTCTACGCTATCAGTGTCAAATTCGTCTTTACCTTTTTTTAGGGACTCCCGAAAACTTGAATGCGCGAGCTTCCAATCATTTAAAGTGGATTCCGCAACATTGAACAATTCCGCTAAATCAGAATCCTTTGCGCCTGCTTTTCTACAATGTAAATAAGCCATATTGTCATATTCTGGCTTATATTTTGTTGGTCTGCCTTGCCCTTGCATATCTTCACTCATATCAGCCCCAAGCTAATAAATTAAACCCGCCCAGCGGATTATTATTTTTAATCAATTTGTTGCTAAATCAACACTATTACCCATATGCCATTATATTTAACAGCGTAGGCGGTCAATTTGGTTAATGTATTTTTAACCAGCCTAGCCTTTTATATATTTGCATCCTTAACAATACAATTCCATCCCTGTAAGGCTTATCTTCATTTACCGCTAATAGCTCGAACTCAATGGTATTAATCTCCATTAGGGCGTGCCTTAGCTCATGTTCGCCTATCGCGTGCTGTACTGCTTCAGCTAAATCATTAAGCATATATAAGATTTTTTATTTAGTCGGTTCTTGTACTCTTTTCAAAGCGGTGTTTGTCCCAGGCAATATAGGCGTGCAAAGCTGCAAATGCAAAAAATCCGATTTCATACCAATTTTCGCCAATAAAGCCGCCGCATACCGCCAAACCATATATAGCCCAATCATTCCAAGTGGCAAGCTTTGCGCTTTCGTGCAACATGATTAATTGCGGCCTTTGTCGTGGTGGTAATGGCCAATATTGTAAATGAGCCTGCTAAAACAAATGCGGAAATCTCGTAAAAATCCATTTAATAAACCCTTATCGCCATCCATCAGAATAAGTGCAAATAACAGGCCCCAACCCGCAATCCCGGTGATAATACTACTAATTGCGGTAATGTCATACATTTGTATTAGATTGACTACAGTTGAAACACAAGCCAGTAAGGTTGTAACTATAGATAAATTGCAATGCTTGATATGGTTATAGCTTGCTGCCGTTAAGGCTAAAAATGAGTTAAGCCCGCAAAACATTAACGCTGTATATGATTGTGAATAACCTAGCTCGCCAACATACCAGCCCATTAACATCACGCAGCCAGTCAAAACCGCCATATCTTTCCTGGTAAAAACAGCAACCAGTAACACTAAAATGATATTTAGTTGCCAAAACTCCATTAACTAGCCTTTTTCTTTTTTTTGCGAACGTCTTTACCCGCGCCTGCAATATTATTAGATTTCTTTTTTCGTGTTTTGTTGTAGTTAGTGGTTGCCATTTGTTTCTCTCCCAAAAGATTACTTGACATATTACCACTAATACATAATAGGGGAAGCCCTTTTCAACCACTGGCGGGCCTACCAGCATAATGGGAAATGCACCCCGGTCTTGACTGATTATTCACAAGTGCGCGCTCAACATATGGAAAAATGCGTCACTGCTAACACACATGCATGGCCATCAGTCAGGGCTAGTTGGAAACAATATACTTATAGCCTTTGTTTAATTTTGTGCATTCAGGCGCTTTTATGCACGCTCTATCTAGCTGCATTTTATATCGGTCGTCTAATGGTTTAGCATTAACTGACCTACTTGCGTTCTGTTCAATAACATCAGGAACAGCCAAAAAAACAACCAAGGCAAAGAAAATACTAAACCCGCTTATAATTGCTTTACCCATGTTGGATGCCCTCGCTAAAGATTGCAAAGTCTTCGATCATTTCTAACCTGTCAGTGTTAACACGTGTTAATGCCTCCATAGCCTCCTCACAACCATCTAGGCCACTTTCTGAGGCGTCCTGTATAAACTTGCGGATTGTTTCAATATCTTCTGTAGGGCTGCTCATGTAATCACCTTATTTTTATTGTTATGGGCTTACCGCTGCCCGGTTAATCATTCTTAATTATTAAATCAAATCTGATCTATGTTTCTTCGCTTTCTAAACCCCATACTGACACACCAATCACACCGCGTATGAAGTCCTTACTATGCTCGAAAAGCTCGATAACATCGGATTGTGTTGTGTTAGCGTCAAAACAGCTTTTATGGGTCATTGGTATGCCAATTTCCTGCCATCCTGCTTCGTGGTGGTCATACTTGAAAACAATCCAGCCACCTTTTAAACATACGTGGGCATAATGCGGTTTATCTTCTAGCCATTCGTTTAGCTTTCTTTTTAAACCCTTCTGAACATCTAAACCGCAAAAGATGCTAATAATATTACTCACTAGCTTGTTCCTTTAGATACTCTGCAAAATCTTTTCCTAATGAATGCATATCTGCAAATGTTAGCTGTATTTCCTCATCTGGCTTTCCGTCTTTTAAGCTGAGTACATAATGAATATCAATTAAACCCGGTCTGAATCCGCTCTCAGAGTAGCCCACCTCAACATCAAACTGTGGGTATTCGTCATTTAAAGACCGCCAAGCATCTAGCGGTAAGTCATCTGCTGGAATAATAAAGGATTCTTGATCGTAGCTAATAATTTCCATGTTTTTGTCCTCTTTGAATATGTGTACATTATCTAATGATTTTACTAGCTTGGCATTGGCAAAAACTTACAAGTTTATTGATTTAATTGGCTTTTTATTTCATCAGCCAACTTTTTGTATTTTTTCTTTATATCTTTTAGGTCATCAATGGTGTAATTAGCTGGTTTATGCGGGCCTTCTAGCCAGTCTAATTTTTTATCCCCAATACGACTGCGCAGATTGATGCGGTACTCCACAATATTGCCACTTTTATGGTTATTGCAAACTGAGCACTGCTTATGGCAATTAAGCTCTTCAAAACGTAATTCTGGGTGACTACCTACAGTACGGTAATGCCCAGCATGGTACTGCCCCTGATGATGCCTCCCGCAACTAATACAAGGCAAATAGTGGTCACGTAATCTAATATATTGATTGAAAACTGCTTGCGCTTCTCTGGCGTAATCACTCTTGGTTTTTAGCTTTTCCTTTCTGGCTTTTAGCTCTTTGCGATCTGCCTTTTCTTTAGCCGCTTTAGCCTTTTCTAGACCATGTGCCGCCATGTGATCTAAGTCACAGAACCCCTTTTCCTGGTAAATGGTTTCGCAATCCTTAACCTTTGGAAGCTCGGCCTTGCAGTATCGGCATTTACGCAATTTTGACCACCCTTAGCTCAACACTGATTTTATTCTCACACTTGATATTTCCATCTATAACCACTGGCTTATACATGGCGTACGCTTGCCCATAAGCCGGCTTAGACTTAAACCGCTGACAATTTTCTTTTAGCGGACATTGGTAATTCATGCACATAGTGTCCATATCAAAAACCTAATTGCAATTGCGCCTTATTCATTAATACTGCCAATTCTTGCGTTGCTTCCTTTTTCTTTTTTCTAATTTCATGGCCAGTTTGGCCCCAAACACTACCCGCTGCCGCCAAATCATCTAATTGACCAGACAATCTATTAATGGAATCTAGCATTGATTCATCTTTAGCCTGTTTCTCAATGTAGGACTCCATTTTATTAAATGCTTCTAAATATGCTTCTTTCCATTTACCAGCCCTTTTACCTTTGAATCCCATCCCTAAAAATGAGAATCCATCTCTAGTTATCTCATAACATTTAAGTTTTTTATTTTGCTTTGATAGATAGTAGGAGACACGAAAATTCGTTGCTCTAAATTCTGGTGAGCAATCCATGGACCTAATAGCATCCATCACATGCTGGTGTGTTTTGCTGAAATTATCTGCCACATCCTTTGATGTCACAGTCTTTGTCGAGCAGTTGATATTTACAATCATTGGTCATCCTATGAGTTACTAATTTAGTATATCATAGGATAAAACAAGCTCTCGGTCATGCTTATAGCCGAATTTATTTCTGATTAATACTAATCTATTTACTTGGCTTTATAGTCTAATCATACTCGTAAGACTCTGTTTTTCTCATACCCATATCTTCTAGGATTATTTTAGGGACTGGCAGCTTCCCCTTAATAACCTTATTTAGAGTGGCCTTATCAACACCAATAGAATAAGCCATCTCAACCTGTAGGCCGTTATAGTATGCGTCTATATGGTCCTTTAGCCTTTGTATTACTTCTTGTCTTTTCATTATTTAACCCTTGATGGCCATGGTGGCACTATTAAGCCTTGGTTAGCAAAGTACCTAGCCAGAACCTCGTAAACTTCATTATATTGAACTCGATCAGCCTTGGCTGTACTGTCTTTCCCTGTCATATCTTCCAAGATAGGCTTAAATAGCTTCTCTTTAGCGTTTCGGCCTTTTTTATCCCATGGTATTTCTGCATGATGTGCCAGCGTCTTTTTCATATCCCAGCCTGATTCATTCAGATGATAAGACAATTGCTTTAACCACAAATGCAATGCTGCGTTTTGGGGGTTAGTCCTGGCTTTGCCTTTTACAGTTATTTCAACTTCAATATATCCAAACTCTTTTTGGGTTTGTTCTATTAATGAAATTACGTCTTTCAGACTTTTATCACTATTTACTATTTCCATAAGTAATCCAATTTAATAACACTTTATTAATAGGGACAAAGCCCTTTAATATCTCTGTTATGTGTTTAAGTTTGCTAAATCGTTCATGTAATCAATAGCGGTTTGTTTAACTGTAAAAGGCTCTATCCCAGGCGTAACTCTTGCCCAATACAAATCACCTTCTTTAGCGTACTTACCGAGAGCCGGTTTTACCTGCTCAACCTCCCAAATCATCACACCTATACTGTCAGGGTGGATTCGCTCTACTAATCTTAGTTCGCCTAGTTCCATATTAATCTCCTAAAAAGTGGTCAGAGGCTTCGCGGTTACTCACATAGCTTGCTGTATTCAGCCTTAAACACACCGACAATCTCGATAAATTCATTAACACTTAAATTACAATCACCGCCTAATTTCTCGGCAATATCGCTTAAGTTTTGTTCTAGTGCGCTTAGGGATAAAACACCACCCTCATAAATGGCACCAGGCATTGCTTTGGTTAATTTTTCTTTTTCCATTTTAAACCCCATAAATATAACAACCCGCGGAAACGTATAAATCTCTGCGCCTGGGTTTTATGCTGTCTTTCGGTTCTTGTACCACTCATGAAAGCTGCCTTTTTCTAGCTGCTTCATAGCATCTTGATAGATAGAAGCGGCGCTTTTACTGTCTTTGTAGGTGCCCAAATAATAAGATTTATTATCCAGGGTGATACTAGAATAATAGGTAAAACTCCCGTCAATCATCTTCTTTTTTGTATACCCTTTTGTTTTTGTGGCTCGGTGCCTTGTCATTAAAATATGGTGATTTTCGTCAAATGCCGCATTACAGGCTGAAACGGAATTAAACCTACCTATGTTGTGCTTACGCTTGTTTACCGTAACAATGCATTGAAAAGTACCGTCCTGATTTTCCTCACAACCTGTACGCAATTGACCGACTTCTAAGCGGTATTTCTCATGCTTGGTTAATACAAGCCCTTTACCTTTAGGTTGCATTAACCCGAATACTACAGGCTTAAATATGTGTGATTGGTGAATAGCCATTATTATTTCCTTGTTTGTTTTAATTAATTATCCAGTTTTATCTCTGTTTGTAATTGGCAAAAACCACCAAATTAATTAGCCCAACTATCATCGGTTAGTCGATCGTATTGCGTGGTAGTCTTTACGTAATCACGCTGCGACTGTACAGCCTGGATATTTTTATTTTTAGCGCCGCTTAGCCATGAGTTAATAAATCGTTTAATGCCTCGCCTTGTTTTGCGCTTGGCATCGTTGGAAAAACACCAGCTAACCATTAAGCGGAATTGCTCATGTATATCTAGGTGCGGATAAGCTTGGCTATAAAAAGAAAACATATCTTCTGTAATATCAAAGTTAGTTCCGTCTTTTAGAATTAGTTTGTATAGTGTTTCGTTATTTACTTGGTATAGCATCATGTCGCCTCTCTAATCTTTTTTGTGTAATCACATTATCCATGACTAAAAACTTTTATCATTGATAAATAATTACAACATTATGATCTTTCCTAACAATTTCTATCACCACACTTTATTTAGGCAATAGTTAACATTTAGTCCCATAGGGTGATACCTAGGAACTCACTGTTAACTTAAATCCAGATTGTATTATCAGTTCTTATCTATCAG